GAAGCACTAGGTGTACCACCAATCCTTATGGACGGTGGTAATAACGCAAATATAAGACCTAATCATAGGTTATATTATTTAGAAACCATACTACCGATTGTTAGAAAAATGGGGTATGCTTTCGAGAGATTTTTCGGTTTCAAACTTGATGAAGATGTATCAGGAGTACCTGCTCTACAACCAGAGTTAAGAGACCAAGCCAACTATTACGCTACGCTTGTGAACACAGGTATTATGTCACCGAATGAAGCAAGGGAGGCAATGAGGCTTGAGAAGATCGACGGATTTGATGAGCCCCGAGTTCCTGCAAATATTGCAGGGTCGAGTGCGAATCCAAGCGAGGGAGGAAGGCCAGCAGAGGCTGACGAAGAACCCTCACAGCAAGAGGAAACAGAATGACAAAAAATATGATGGTAAAGGCTTTGTCAGATTTTATGGCGTCAAAAGGCGTTGAATCAATGACACTAGCCGAATACAAGGCAGAGGGCAACGATGTGCCAGTTAAGGATTATCTCCTTAGAAGAACTTTTGGTTCATGGAACAGAGTTATGGCTGTCGCTAAGCATCGAGCCCCCATCGAAGTACCAGTGGTAGAGGAAGTTGTAGAAACTCCAAAACCAAAGGCAAAAGAGGGGAAAAAATAATGGAGAAGATTTTTCATTGGTCAAGCACCTTTAAAAACTTAGGAGAAACCGATGACGGTGGACTAGATATCAAAGGTTCTGCAAGTACAAATGCACTAGATAGAGCAGGCGATATAATAAATGCAGATGCATGGACTAAAGGTGGATTAGATAACTTTAAAAATAATCCCATTATTTTGTTTAATCACAATTACGACAAACCTATTGGTCGTGCAAAAGACCTGTCTGTAACAGACAATGGGCTAGATATTACTGCCCGTATCTCAAAATCAGCAGGTGAAATTAAAGATCTTATTAAAGACGGTGTCCTTGGGGCTTTTTCTGTTGGTTTCAAAGTCAAGGACGCTGAATACATGACAGAAACCGATGGATATAAAATCAAGGACGCAGAACTTTTTGAAGTCTCAGTAGTATCAGTACCTTGTAATCAAGGAGCAACCTTCTCGATTGCAAAGTCCTTTGATAATATGGAAGATTACAACAAATTTAAGCGTCAATTTGTAACGGCTAACTCAACAGAATCAGCAGACGCTGTGAAAATTGAGCAGCCAAGTCAGGCGAAAGCCGAAGTAACGGAGAAAGACGATATGTCAGAAGTAAAACAATCTCCTGATGCTGATAACTTCGACCTTGAAGCATTTGCGAAAGAAGTTGCAGAAAAAACTGCGACTACAATTGCTATGAAGCAAGCCGAAGCAAAAGCAGCCGAAGAAAAGGCACTACAAGAGGAGGCTGAAAAGCAGGCTCAAGTAGAGGCTGAAGAAAAGGCTGTTCAAGAAGCAGAACAGGAAGCACAAAAAATTGTTGTTAAAGCAGGAATTACAGGTGCCGAAAAACTTATGAATGACGTTGAAAGCCGAGTCAATGAAAAGCATGAAGATTTAGAAAATGTTGTTAAATCTCTTGAAAAAGAATTAGCAGAAAAGTCTGAAGAAATCATGAATATCAGAGAGTCAAAAAGGATTTTCAATGACAGACAAGGTCAAGGTGACTGGAAGAAAGCGTTCGAGAACGATATTATCGACGCTAAATTTGCTGGTTTAGCAACTGGTAAAGGCTGGGATAACGAATACTCCAAATCAGTAATGGAAAAAGTAAACGCACATTCAGGTGTTGCTGTTTCTAGCGCAGATTTTGAGCAAGTTGTTTCAACCAATATCGAAAGAGACATTCAGAATGAATTAGTATTAGCCCCTCTATTCAGAGAGATACCAATGACTTCTGCGAATATGATTATACCAATCCTACCAGATAGTGGTTATGCCGAATTCACAGGTAACCAAACTGCTACTGGGTCAAGCCCACATGGTAACTTGGCACAAAGAGGTGACACATACGGGTCAGCCTACGGTGGTATAGACTTAACAGAAAGAACTCTTTCAACTAAGAAACTTATTTCACAATCATTCTTAGGAAATGAAACTGAAGAAGATGCAATTATGCCAATCCTTCCTCTCATCAGAGAGTCAATGGTAAGGTCTCATGCAAGAGGTATCGAAAATGCACTTTTAGTGGGTAACCACGCCGATGGTACATACGGTACATCTGGGGCTTCTTTTGATGGATTAGTTAAATTAGCAGTAGGTGATAGTAATACAACTACATCAGGTACTGCTTTTGCTTCAGACTCTCTAACAGCATTAAAACTACTTGCTGCTAGAAAGGCAATGGGTAAATATGGTATGAACCCATCTGAAGTGGTATACATTATATCTCAAGTAGGATACTATCAATTACTCGAAGACGCTGAGTTCCAAGACGCTAACCTCGTTGGTGACATGGCAACTAAGTTGAATGGAGAAATTGGACAAGTATTTGGTTCAAGAGTATTAGTTTGTGACGAGTTCGCAACACCTGCAGTAAGCAAATTTAATGCTATAGCAGTATACCCAAGAAACTACGTAATGCCAAGACTTAGAGGTGTAACCATTGAGTCAGATTACGAAGTTGCTAACCAAAGAAGAGTACTTGTAGCATCACAAAGAATTGGATTTAGCGATCTAATTGATGGTGCCGATTCAGTACATGCACTTCAATATAAAGGAAGTTAATAACTAAGAGTTATGGTTTTAGTGGGGCGACCAAAAGCCCCACACTTTTAATATGGCAGATTTAATAACAGTAAATGAATATAAAGACGCGCAAGGTCTCAGAGGCGAGAAGGACGACGACCGTCTTGCGATTCTAGTTCCACAGGTTTCAGACTTAGTCAAGAAATACTGCGGTATTAGTTTTTTAGACTTTTATTCTACTGACAAAGTAGAAACTTTTACAATCAGCGACAACTACACTACCACCTTAATTATGAGTGAAAGTCCGTTAGTTACGGTTGATTCAGTACAAGAGCGTACAAGTTATTCAGGAGACTACACTACATTAACTACAGGTAATTATGAGTACTATGTAGATACTGAGTCTGATGCGGTTATCCGAACAGACAAACAGGGTAATCCCAAATATTTTCCAAGTGGTGTTGGAGCAGTCAAAGTGACTTATAATGCTGGATATAGTGCTACACCCGATGATTTAAAGTTGGCTCTTTTCGATTTAGTAAACTATTATTTGAAAGGCGAACACAAAGAAAGAAGAACATTAGGTGGTGCTACGCTACAAAACCAGGGTACATCTGGAGTTCGAGATAATACCGATTTTCCAGACCACATAAAAAGAGTACTTGATTTGTATAGAGTTGTTATATGATAAAAGCGATTAAAGATAGATTTACAAAAATTTTAGATGATATGGACGAAGAGCGTGCAGCTTCAAACCTGAATTTTAGACATGAAATAAAAATACATACTAAAGAAATTTATAATGTGTGGTGCAACAGAATTCGAACGATAGAAAAGGAACGTGGAATCAGTCTAGGATTAAATGACAAAGATGTTAAAATAGCACTAGGCCCTTGTGTTCATAAAGTATTTAAAAGAACAAATATACACAAAATACTACGAAGAGAAGTCGCTTATGGATTAAATAAAGAAGGCGAGGCAGGAACTTTGATAGTATCAGATGGCCCAGAAGGCGGGTACTTAACAATAGAATTAGTAACAGGTGCATATTACCAAAAAACAAGAAAGGGAACGAAAGAAGGTAAAGCGAAGAGACCATATCGATTCAATGAAAAACAAGGAGTAATACAGTACCTTTTTAAAGAATTGTATTATGAAATGGGAGATGAAATAAATAAGACAAAAGCCTTTGAAAAGATTGCACAAGATAGTGCTAGTCAGTTACTACCAAATTTTGCAACTAAAGGCGACATTATGGCTCATGGAGATTTAGACCCAATGCAGGGAGTAGACCAACCAACAATTGCTAATATTGCTCTAAAGAGAGGAGCACCTAAGTCTGATGACCTTAAAGATGATTTACAACGAGATTTCTTTGCTGATGTAACATCACATGACGCTGATAAAGAAACAAAAATGCTTGCTAAAGCGGCTAGTCAAATGGTAGATACATATGTTGATAGTTTAGAGAGAGAGTATAAAATCAACGATAATATCGACTATGATGAAATGGACATAAATAGAAAATTTATAGTTAGAGGACATTATACCGATAGAACAGGTAATAAGAACCCAGCAATGGCACACTACGATAAAGGTAGATTCTCAAAAAATGGTGGTGGTATTTTAGGGCATATGTATTCACTAGACCAAAAATTAAAAAATAAGTTTCTTGACGAAGCGAAACACAATACTGAAGAATATGCTAAGTTAGAAGGGTCACCGAGTTATAGAAAAGCACAAGATAGATTAGCAAAGAAAGTAGCAATTTTAGGATTAGTAGGAGCAGTACAACAAACTGCAAGAAAGTCCCCAGACTTAAGATTAAAAGTTAACAAGAAGTTACTTCAAGAAGCAAAAGATGTAAAAAGAAAAAGCAGAAAAAAGACTAACGTAAAAAGAACTGGAAAAAGTAAGAAAAGCACTGGCAAAAGAGTAGCAGCACAAGGTATAGTAGTTGGTAAAGGAGTATCTGCAGCAAGAGGAAAAGGAAAAGTAGACTCAGCGGCAGGAAGTAATCCTTTAGCATTAAAAAACTTATTAAATGAAGTATTACCACAGGAAGTAGCAAAAAGAATGCAATCTCCAGCACTTAATTATAGAACTGGTAGATTTGCAAACTCAGCAGAGGTAACAGAAGTTTTAATGGGGCCAAGAGGTGGATTACAAAGTATAGATTATACTTATAGAAGAAATCCTTACGAGACTTTTGAACCAGGCGGTAAACAAGGAAGTATACAAAGAGACCCAAGAAAATTAATTGGAGGCACGATTAGAGAATTAGCACAGGGTATCATAGGAAGAAAAATGATACCAACTAGGAGAGTATAATGGACGCAACACAAGCAAGAAAATATTCAACGCGTAGGCGAGCCATTGTACAAGCAGTAGCAGATGCAGTACAACAAATTAATGGTGCAGCTCCTTTCAGAACTTCAGTTCAAAATATAGAACCTAGATTGAAGTTTTGGGACGAAGTAACAGATTTTCCTGCAATCCATATAGGAGCAGGAGCAGAAACAAGAGAATACGAAGGCGGAGGCTTTCGATTTAGATATTTAAGATTAACAGTTCGATGCTATGTACAAGATAATGACGATGTCATTGGAGCATTAGAGGAATTGTTAGAAGATGTAGAAACTGTGTTGGAGGATAATGATCCGCTTACCTACACGGATTCAACAGGAACGTCTCAGGCTACAGTGAAGACAACTATATTAACTGTAGACACAGACGAAGGTGTATTAGAGCCTCTAGGTGTAGGTGAGATTACAGCAGAGATTCAATACTAGGCATTAGGAGAATAATATGTCATTTTTCTTTAGTAGAGATACCAAAGTATTCATGAAGTTCCATGCAAGTGCAGATGGCACTGACGACGCACTTTATGAAATACCAGTACTTGATGGCTTTTCTTTCAGTCAAGCGACTAATAGTACTGAGGTAACATTAAATGAGGCGGCCGATTCTAGCGGAAATAGTAAAAGAGGTAGAGCAATGTTCAACGATTCTTTTGCACCAGCAGAATGGTCATTCTCAACATATATGAGACCCTCCGTTTCAGATTCTAGTGATACTTATACTATCGCTAGTGGAGAAGGTTCTCATGCAGGTAACGCAAAGAAATTTGCAGTTGAAGGCCCATTATGGGCAGCCATGAGTGCAACAACATATAACTTAGCAGTAGGTGGAACAGGAGCCCCTATC